CTACGGTGGAAGTGCGAAAACTTACCATCGACAATACCGAATGTATTTGGGTTGGCCGTTATACTTCTTCTTCTCTTTCTTGTAACTGGGGAAACAAATGAAAATTTTTAAATACAAGCTTGATGTTACTGACGTACAATCAATTAAGATGCCTTGGGACGCACGCATTCTCACTGTGCAAATTCAAGACAATGAACCTCATATTTGGGCTGTGGTGGATGACACCAGCCCCGGACGGGATCGGACTTTCCTTGTAATTGGCACGGGGAATGAATTTACTGCCAATCCAAGAGATATCTACATTGGTACGTTCCAGCAAACGTATCGTTATGGCACTTTTGTTGGTCATGTTTTTGAAAGGGTTTAAATGAAATATCTTCTCATCTTTGCTTCTCTCATGATTCTTGCAGGTTGTGAGCCAATTGAGCCCCGTTCATCGACTAATCAATGTCTTCGCACGGAGCTTTTCAATCAATGCATGGTGAAGCTTCCTGCTGGTCCCCTTGCAACCAAATACAATGATTGGGATGAAGTTGTCTCTGAATGTGGTAGTCAAGCTTATTATCAAGCTCAACGACTCACTTCCACTATTCCTATGGAATGCAGGAGTTATTGATGATTACGAGTGATGTTTATCTGTTTCTAGTGAAAGAGTGGCATGTTGGGTATGATCCTTGGCTTGAGAAAGAAATTGAAGATACGCTTAAACGTATTGAAGACGGAACCTATGAATATGTGGGTGAAATCAAACCTATCGTCAAAGCGAGGGAGATTCATGATGGCTGGTGATAATTACCTAACAATCGCTGATGAAGATGAACTGAAGCGATTTATCGAATGGCTCCCAGAGCTTGTGGCTGACGAGACATTCTATTATTCTTTGTTGGCTCGTAATAAATACGTTCGTGATTCTGGCATAGGAACCCTCAACTCCGACAAACACCAGTGTTCTCGATTTGTTACGAACAAAGAGCGTATGTTCATGAAGATTCAACAGACAGAAACCCCTGTTGGTTCTTACGGAATCAAAGAAATCAAAGTACCACAAGCCTCTTTGGCTTCCTACATTTCTATCAATCCTCGCAGTCATAAGAAAGCTGCACGATATATGCTGAAACGAATGGCTGATGTTGTTGCTGACAATGAACCACAACCAAACGTATATCAGGAGAGTTTGACTGCGTTACACAAAAGTATGAGCAGGAAGATTTTCACGGATATTGATTTTGATGTAGAAGATGGCAATATCTATCCGCTTGTTCATGAATTGAAAAAGATTCTGAATAAAGAAGCTGTGGATATTCTGCACACTCGCGGTGGATTCCACGCGATTATTCGACTGGATGCCATTGAACAAAAGTATGTGAAGTCGTGGTATCGCAACATGCAAACACTTCCCGGAGTGGATATTGTTGGTGATAACATGATCCCTATTCCGGGGACGTATCAAGGCGGGTGGACACCCTACCTCCGTCCTCTGTCTCATTTTTAAAAGGAAATTAAATTATGTATTGGAATAATTTTAAGTATTTTGATTTTTCAGACCTTGTTGGTTTAACTCTTGTTAGTATCACTAAGACTACTAATGATGATGGGAATGACGATCTAATCTTTAAGACTGAATGTGGACGTACATTTCACATGTACCATAGCCAAGATTGTTGTGAAAGTGTTTATATCGATGATATCTCTGGAGACTTGGATGACCTGATTGGAAGCCCGATTGTCACCGCTTACGAAGCTTCGAATGAAGTTGACAAGAAGGATGAAGACTATTCTTGGGATTCACTTTGTGTTTGGACTTTTTACAAGATTGCTACTGTGAAGGGCTGGGTAGACATTCGTTGGTATGGACACTCGAATGGGTACTATGGTGTTGGAGTTGATTTTTACGAAGTGACATAAAAGAAAAGCCCGCTAAATGCGGGCTTTTTATTTGTCTGCTTGCTTCTCACGAAGTAGCTTCATTTCTAATTGGTGCTTTTCTTTTTCCATGTTCAAGCGCTCTTTTTCTATTAACATTCTTTGCGCTGTTTCTTCTTTTTGTAGTCGCAGTCGTTCTTCAGATTCAGCCCTAATAATTAAACTATCGCGTCTTTTATACCACCAAGTGATTGCAAGACCGATGATTGCTGAAATGATACCGACGATTGCGACAAATTGCGCAGACGAAAGGAAGGCTAGCACGCTTACGACCCCACCCCCTGTGGTGATCTTGACGCCTGTAGAAGCTAATGAAGCTTCTACATTAGTCGCAGCGGCCGAAGTCATAAGGCCGGTATCCATATTCCTCTTTCTACACTTGAAAACGCCGAACATGGCGTCACTCCATTATCCCATTACAAATCCGTTACAAATAGTTCTAGCAAGTCCCGGACCAGAAGACCCAACTACTGAGAAACTAGCACCATTCGTACTATTTTTAGAAATCATTCTTGTACTGTGATACCCTTCAGACAGGTATCCTCTGTATGTCAGTGAGATAGGAATGTTGGTAATGATCGAGCCTGATTGAACAATTGATCCGGGATCATTAGGAATCAATGTTGCATCAAAATCTGTGTTGATATAAGCATACTCACCAACACTGACATTGGCAGCACCAATAGTAGAAATTTCAACAAGTTCATTCGCCCATGTCAAAAACTCAACTGTTGGGCCTGAAGCAATCCAACTCGTAGTGCCGCTTACTACACTAGTAGAAACAAGAGGGTTCCACAATTGAATAGGTCTTTTGTTAAACCAACTGAGAACAAATCTTTGGCTTGTAGTATCAATCCATGCTGGAGCAGAGCTTGAACGAGCCATTCCTACCAATGTAAATCCGGAATTATTCGACTTAACACGAACACCACTGTTTGAGTCTTTGACGGGGGCTACTGTATCAGCACTTAGGGCAATTGTACTTCCAGTCCAAGATGCATAAATATACAGAGTTGTACTTGCAGGAACACCTGTTGGAGACAGAGTAACACCAGCAGAAGGAATAGCCCTGAAGACACCATTGATATAGATGTACGTCCCTTCGTATGGTGCAAGCAAAAGATTTCCAGAGCCATCACGGGTAAGTCTGCATTGTCCCACTTGCATTCCCGGAACAATAGCGCCTTGTGGAAATGTTACAATTCCGCCGCTACCAACATTAATAGCCTCAAGCCCACCTTCATTCTGAATGGCCCCGCCTGTGGCATCTGATCTAACTTTGATTGTCATAATTTTCCTTTAAGATGCTGTTTCGTAGAAACCAGTAGCATTCCAACGATGACCGTTTGCCAAATTGGAGCCACCTTGAGTGATTGTTATCGAGGAACCACCAGATTGAATAAAACAAGCCAATGTATAACCAACAATTTTAGATTCTCTACCAGTTCCTTCCCACTCATCCTGTGTTGTTGTGGTGATAGCCGGATAAGGTACTGGAATTTGAATAAGACCATTTGTTGGAACAGTTCCAATATTCGCAATATCAATAGTTATTTTATAAAAAACTGTGGTTCCAATTTTCTTAATTCTCAAAACTGCTGAAACGCTTCCAAATGCGCCGCTGTTAGGGACCGGGGTTGGTGTACTAATTACCCAAGGGTCAACAGGGTTTTGCGGCAGAGTTACTTTACCAGTAGAATCGATAACCAAAACATCTTGTGTAGTTGCTCCGGGATTGCCACGACTAATTTTAAGACCACCAGAACCATCAGGATTCAATGTGAAATTGTTTGTAGGAGTGACACTTACTCCTACTTGTACATTGTCTGTTTTTACTGTCATAATTATTCTCTTTATAGTTTGAAGCAACCAAGCATCGCAATAGTATTTGGGGCCGACTCACCAGCTAGACTACCGGAACGAATTCCTTCTGTCCAAGCAATACGAATGTTGGTTGATGCAGAAAATCCGCCATTGTTTATTACATAAGCTGCTGCTCCACTCTGTACATCAGAACCATATACAGGAGTGTTCGAACCATTCAACCACGAATATAGAGCGCCGTTGTCAGAACCTATTGATGTACGGTGATTGTGATCTTGCGTTGTTGTGGCATATTTTGTACCATTAACAAATGATGTACCAGCTACACGAGGAACGCGGTCCCTCACATCAAACACTGTCAATCGTTTGTTAGCATTCCAATCTGCCAACGCACTAGCACCACGGGTGCTTGCACTTCCAGAGCTTGTCAAAATTGGTAGTTGGGCATCTGTATAAGCCCACCAAGCAAGAAACAAAGCTTGTGTATCAATGTTTGCTCGTGTAGCTCCACTAGCAGGACTTCCAATTGTGCTACCATCACCTACAATCCACCCAGCCGGGGCAGCAGGCAACATAAAATGAGCGAACTGACCAGCGGGAATGATACTAGGGATGATATTTGTTAGAGGCGTGATAAAGCCATTGCCATCAATTGCAATTGTCATTTAAACAATACTCCATGTAGAACCAGCAGAGACAGTGACTGTTTTACCAGCCGCAATTGTCACAGGTCCGAAAGTACCTGCGTTTTGTCCTGTTGGAATTGTGTAATCATTATTAATTGTGTTGTCATTCAAATAGAATGCAGCATCGCTACCACCACCTGTGGCACCTCCCAAACTTCCCCAGCTTGAGCCTTGATATCCTTCAAATCTAGAAAGATCGGAATTGAATCTGAAATAACCACCAGCAGGAGAACCGGGTCTTTGTGCTGTCGTACCAGATGGGAGAATTGCAGCACCAGTGGAAGAAGTCTTAGTTACTGTATTCGCAACTGCGGCAGAAATAGCAGCAGCCTGCGCAGTGCTGACAGGTTTATCAGCATCACTTGTATCGTTTACATTGCTGATGTTCAATGCTGTGCGAGCTTGAGCATATGAGATAACTCCCGTCAGAGATATCCAACTTGCTACAGGGCCACCTGCAATACTCTGTGCCCAATACTTAGCACTGTATTCTCCAGAATCCACCGGACCATCTGTTTTGATAGCCCATTGCATAGCTTTGTTTTCACTTGCTGCTGCATTGGTAGCTGAAGTATTTGCATTTGTTGCAGAAGTTGCAGCATTAGTAGCCGATGTGCTTGCAGAAGAGGCACTGCCTGCGGCAGCGGAAGCACTACCACTTGCCGAAGTGGCTGCACTAGAAGCAGTGCTAGCACTGGAAGCAGCAGCAGTTTCAGAAGCCAAAGCATCAGCAGCAGAATCAGCAGCAGCAGAGGCACTAGCAGCCGCTGCATTGGCATAGGCTTGAATATCCAAATCGCCGAAAGTCTTAACCCAGTTAAGTGCATTACCTACTGGATTCTGACCCGCGCCATCCGTCAACGCTTTATAGATAGCTCCATCACTACCTTGAACATAAGATTTACCAGCAGTATAAACTGTGACGCTATCCCAAACAGGAATACCAGCCTCGTTAACATGCTTTAGAAACTTATCAGATCGCCACTGAAGAAAGTTTTGAAATTGATGAGGCGGTCTTTCTACAATCCACCCTGTGTCTGCTTTAGTGTCCGAAGGCTCAACCCTCAAACCATTTCTAGCCCAGACATTCTTGATTGATGGTTTTGATTCTAGTGCCATTACTTATTCACCTTGATTAGATTTACTACTTCTTGTGGAGGCTGATTCATACACCACTTATATTCAGCAGTGCGACGGGTGAACAAACCTTTGAGTTTCACTTTCACGCCGTCTTGAGTTGCATACACCCACTTTGTTAATTCATAGCAAGCACCATCGTAATCATAAGCATTGAGCTTACGAAGCATCGTGCTACTCTTTACATTGCCAATACCTACGTTATAAGTAAAGCTGAGCAATGCAGCATGTTGGTAGTCGGATTTGTAAGGCACCTTCACAACAGATTCCAATTGCTTGTCATGCTTAACTAGATCATCACCTAGCTGCTTGACGCATTGAGCTTCTGTAAACTTCTGACCCATCTTCAATTCCGGTCCTGTGTGACCAAAACACGATGTGACAATGCCCACAGGGTCTTTGTAAGTCCCAAGTACCAGCCCCTCAGAAGGAGCTACAAGAAGTGCTCCTGAAAGAGCTATAGCACTCGATACACCCCCAACGATTAATTTTTGATATAGGTCTTTCATTTGTTTCTTTTAAAATTTAATGCAAACCAAAGAAGTCTGATTAACAGGACGAGCCTCGTTACCACCAGCAATCGATGTTGCAAAAATGTGATTGTGATCCCCGTTGTTATTGATACTCACATCGTGTGTGTGTCCACCGGCAGCATCAATAGAAAGGGAGTGGGCATGATTACCAGCAGGGAATGTGTTGCTTGGTCCGCCGCCATATTGATAAACGAAATTACCAAAGCCAGCAGGGACAGTGATAATCGGTCCATTCACTGTACGGTCAACTTGGTGGGTGTGGTCGCCTGAAGGGCTAGTGCTACCACTGTGAACGTGATTACCTGCACCATTCGTACTTCCTGTGTGTCCGTGAACACCTGCGTTATTGGTAGTACCTTGGTGGGAGTGTTGAAGATTAGAAGACGTTTGTTGAGTTGCAAATGCTCGTCCGGGGTCTAGACCTCTTCCAGCATCGAATCCACGTCTGAACAATCCTCGATAATCAGGAAGAGCGAAAGTGGTAGTTCCATTACCTACGCCCCATGTTGTTCCGATAACAGCAAACAAATCTGCATAAGCTGTACGAGAAATAACACTTCCATCGCACAGCAAATATCCCTCTGGAACGTTTGGTGTTGCGAATTCAATGATTGCACCAGCAGGAACATAGCGCCCCTCTTGAATCAATCGTGCCCAATTTCCACTTGTTGTCAGCGGATTTTGTCCCACGTTGTCAATGACAGCGCGCCACAATTGACCATCAGACGATTGAACAAGGCTTCGTGCTGCTGTGTATTGTGTAGTAGCATCCCATACAGCAATACCAGCTTGAACGATATGTCTTAGAAGTTGATCGACTCGATTTTGCCACCAGTTCTGAGTTTCATATGGAGGAATCTCAGCCACCCAGCCTTGTTCAATTTTAGCTGGGAGGGGAGCTTCAAGAATACCATCCTCAGCCCACAATTGTGCGAGATTTGGTTTATTAGAAATAGCCATTTATTTTCCTTAAGAAATTTGTGAATACCAAATACCGCCGATAGCTGGATTGTTGTAATCTCCCCAAGGGCCAACGTTCGTCAAACCATAGAAACCAAGGAAGTAATCAGCAGCCACGAATGTGATGTTGTACTTAACGCCTAGCGTCTTTGGAACAAAATATGTGGTGTGGGTTTTACCGACTAGGAAATAAGTGATAAGACCACGTTCTAGCAAAGTTAGAGCAGAAGAAAAGATGGTGATATCAGCTTCACCGTATCGAGACGTTTCAATATTCACTTTGTCAATTTGTGGGAACACAAACTTAATGAATTTGATAATGTCTTCTGGTGTGCTTCGTGTAGTGTTCTTCATGATCTTTGCACGAATGAAGATTCGATACATTTCATCAGAAAGAACATAGTCAGCACCGATCGATTGATTTTTACCTCTGTAATATCCGCCTACCGTTGGATCGTAAAGAGTTCCGTAAGACTTGGCATTCAGAGCGCCAAGATAACCGAAGAATTCAATCAACTCACCACCGATAATCACTCGATCCTGACCAACAATGTCGCCCAGAATATCGAGTTGTGCCCCGACAGCAGTGTCAATCCATCGTTGGGTTCCCAGATCAACAAACATTTTCTGCATTTCAGCAGAATAATCAGAAATGAGTTGCAAATAGGCATCAAACACTGGCTTTCCTTTGAAAGCCTCAGTGACTCTTCCTCTCGCCTCCTCCAAATAATCTTTTGTATCGTAATAAGACATTTACACCACCGTGATATCAATATCGTTTGTGTTGATCGTCGCGTATTGGTTGTAAAGCATCGGAATATTAGCTGTACCGAGAGACAAAGGATTTGTACCAATCCTCAACGAATTGACTTGGAAACCCGGAGTCTCATTAATTGGAGTAAACAGTCGGCTGTACACTACTTCTTCTCCAAGACGTAGAGTACTGAAATACTCAACCAAAGATGCTTTGATAGAAGCTTCAGCACCAGCAATCAAACTTCCTGTTGATTCAATTTCCAATTCAATATAAACACGAACACCTGTAGGACGTTCAAACTTGATTTCTTGATTGAAAGATTGACTGTCCACAATAGTGACAGTTGTATTGCCTTCAGAACCAATACCAAGAGGTTGATTCAACCAGACAGCTTGAGCAATAGTATCTGTGTCTCCACCGAGGACAATTGGTTTGAAGCTATGGCCGGGAAGATCAAAGACAGGATCGTATGTACTTGTGTTGTTCTCAACAATTCTCACTTCAATAACATTTGGAATGTTCACCAAAGCAGAATAGAGAGATTCATTGATGTTGACAGCAGAGATATACTTATTCAAAGAAAAGCGAGTGCGCAATTCTTCATCTGTCTCTTCTTCTGTACCGGGAACACCAGCAAACGGATTTGTTACACTATCCCATCCCAGAACAGGAGTAGAGATTTGTGTTAGCGTATTTGCAGGAAGAGGAAGATTTCCATTGACTTGATTACGTGCAGATACTCTTTCCTTGACTTTAAGTGTTGTCAGGTTTGTAAACACTGACATAGGAACGTAGATACTTGCAGTTTCAATTCTCAGTTGTCCACCGCCAGCAGATGAAACAAACAAAGGATTAGGAGCAATCTGAGAATACAAATCTGTCAGAATTGCATCAGCAGTTTCACCACTTGTCACAGTATGACTCAAAACAATCGTCACACCACCACGAGTAATTGTGACGGTATAAACAGTCCCCACTGTCAAACTAGGAACTGTCAAAACAAATCCAATGTTTTCTTCAGCAGAGAATGTGAAGTCACCCGGAATCGTGTATCTGTCACTATTCAAAGCACGAAGCTCTGTACCTTGAGGTACAGCCACCCCAGTATCACCCCAAGCTACCACATCAGCAGTGGTAGGAGAAGCAACAAATCTAACAGTACCGTTCAAAGCAACAATGTTATCCAGTGCAATCCCTGTTGCCGAGTTAGGATCGAAAGCTTGATAAACTTGCTGAGCTAGTTCCCACAGATCAGAAAATTGTGGGGAATAAAGAGCAATGAGCCTACCGAGTGTGCTACTATCGCTTGTATCAACAGAGTCCCCCACTGTCACCAAATCTTGAAAGACAGTTTGAGCATCTGTCTTCAAATCAGTTACGATTTCTGGGAATCGTTTAATTTCAAAACCAGTATTAGTTACTCCAGACATTCTGTACCTTTAATTGATTGTTATCGTTTCGGACTCTTGCCCGTCTGTCGTAAGGACACGGAAGTTAAGCGAATATTTACGATTAGCAACATCAAGAGTTGAACTAAATTGAGTGATTCGTTTAACTCCGTTCTCAGACAGAATTTGATCTTGAAAAATAGCGTCTACAGCAGCCTTGTTAGTCTTCCGAAACACTCTTTGAAAATAAGGGACTCCGTAAGTGGTGTTGAAAAACCACTCACCTTTAAAAGTCCTTAGTCGAATAAATAGTCGCTGGGCGACAGCTTGAACAGGGAAGGTAGTTACAGGGCATTTGCCATTTGTAAAAATCAAATCCCTCGTCCCATCGATATCCATTAGCAAATCCATGCTATCTCCTTAGTGAGGGCCACCCGAATTATTAGAACCTGCTTGAACACCACTGTGGACATGCGAGCTACCAACGTTGACACCGTTATGTGTCAAGCTTCCGCCAGCAAATTGCACATTGCCAGAATCAACCAACAGATTGCCTGTTTCCAGTTCGACATTTCCATTAATCTTGCTTGTGCCAAATGTTCCGCCAAATCCCATCATTCCATTCAAGAATGTGAACAGTCCAGTCACTGTAAGATTTCCAACAAACGTGCTTTGTGGCGAAGTCACTGTGACACTCGCAGAAGAATTGACTGTTGAAGTTGTCGTATTAACTTCCACACTTTCATCTGCATTCACTGTGGCTGTCTTTGTGTTAACCACTGTAGAGTTGTCTACATTCACTTCAGCATCTTTGGTGTACACTGTCACCTTGGTAGGAGCATGAATGATGAGATTGCCATCGGGCTTAAGTCTCACTTCCACTTCATTAGCATCACCAAGATTCGAATACATCACAGTATCTTCACTGTCATGCGGATGCGTATGCTTTCCCGGATCATTGGGAGATTGCGAGAAGGGCATAACACCCGGAATCGCTACACAATCTCTCACGTCAAATTTACGCTTATCGTTAGGGATAGCGCTCTGCGTTCCTTCCCCTCTCTTCCAGCTATCCATGTTTCTCATAGAATAGACAAGTAGAACAGGATCACCCGGCTTCACTGGGAATGTCATCCCTGCT